TAACAGTAACTTTCTCAATAGAGAATGCCATTTCTTGGAAGGTGTTAGAACCATCACCTAATGCTTCTGCAAGAGCAGTAGACATACCGGCAACGCCTGCACCGTTTGCAACGAATGTGTTAGCAGCGGCAGAACCAACTGTCAACGCAGTTTGAGCGGTACCGAGACCACCAAAACCAGTGTTTGCTTCATTGTAGAAAGCTTCTGTACCTAATGCTGTTGCGTAAGTAGAGCGCATTGCAAAGATAAGTCCTGTAGGACCTGTCATTGGTTGCACACCGCAAACATCATAAGCGATTAAGTTAGGTAATGAACGGCGAACCAAACTGATTAAGATTGGATCAAAACCGGCAACTGGACCTGATGCAGTAGCACCAGAAGAGAAGCCTGTTGCACCAGCTGAACCCAAACCAGCAGATGCTGAATTGGTTGGAACTGCTTCATTCAAATAACCGCCGTTAGCTTTTTGCATTTCTTGAGCTTGATTCTCAAGAATAACTGCTGTAACAGCCTTACGATATGGGTCTTTAATTGGGGCTAGGTCTGGATGATCCAGGACACCTTCCCATTTTTTCTGTAGATTTTCGGACAAATACATGTGTTATCTCCTTGGGGTTTACTAATTAAATTTTTGTTTTAGAAATGGCTTGAGATACAGCAGCAACGAATGGGTCATTAATGACTTTCTTTGCCTCTTCTTCTTCAAACTCTTCGTGCAGTTGAGCTTCTGTTGCTTTCTTAGCATTAGAAGGGAAATAGTTCTCACGGATTGTTTCAAGTTTCTGTTTGTATTCGTCCTCTGTGGAGAATTCTACACTCTCTGCGAGTGATTTGATTTTTTCAACTTGAGTGTCGGTAAGACCTTCACACACTTCACGGGTCATTTCTACTTTGCGTGATTCGACTAAAGATTTCTTCAAGTCAATTGCACGCTCGATTTCTTCATTGAGTTTGCTTTCAAGTTCTTCAACTTTACCAGCAAGTTCGTCAACGAGGTCGACTTTTTCTGCAGGCACATCAATGTAATGTTCTGCAAATAGGTTACGCATACCTGCAATGAAGTCTTCTGTCAACTCTGAACGGAGACCAGATTCGATAGCAATTTCATTGTCTTTCATCCATTGTTCAACAACATATGAAAGGTAGTCATCTACTTTCTCTGTAAGGTCAGCACGAATAGACTCGACTGCTTCTTCAAGCATGCCAGCATATTTTGCTTCTACTTCTTCTTCAATTTGTAACACACGGTCTTCGACACGAGCTTCAAAAATTGTAGAAACTTTAGATTTGAATTCTTCAGAAATTGTGGCATCATCGGAGAACAAGGCATCTACATCCTCTTTCATCTTAGCTTTCCATTCTTTCTTTTCTTCAATAACTTCTTCATCGGTTACTTCTTCTTCACCGATAGTTTTCTTTCCACCAACTGGCTTATTCTGTGTATCAGAAGAAGCAGAAGAAGGCTTAGTCTTAGGCGGTTCGGCTCTCTTCGCATTTTCAGGATCTATTTTATAGTCCTTATATGGATCTTCGCCAACACGGTCTTCACCGTCTGCTGGTTTATTTGATGGTCCACCTAATTCTGTATACTCAGAACCTGGTAGTTTTTGGGTTGGCATACCAGATGCGGATTTCTTGCTTCCTGCAAGAATATCTGCTGCGGCTTCCATTAGTTTATTTGTTGCCATTAGGAATCTCCTTATGATTTCTTATTTATAAAATTAAAGTTTTCTGAGGTAATTTTCAAACAATTTAAGAGCAACTTCTTCTATTTGTTTGGAAGATGCTCTCTGTATTTGTCTTTTTGCGTTGTCAAAATCTGCTTCAACGAAGTGTCCTTCAACAAACATCCATTCTTTATTCTCCATGATGCCGTTTACAAAGGCACCTGGAGCAGAAGGATCCGCTACAATGTCTGCCGCTGTTGCAAGTCTCAAATCATCTTGTACAAGGTTGTAACCTTCTTTAGTGGTAACAACAGAACCGAGAGCTCTAGAAGAGACTCCGATACTTACTTCATTATCAATAAAGTTCTTAACAATTTGACCATATGGGGTTTCAAGAATTAATGCTTTTCCGTAGAAAGTATTACCGTCTTCTACAAGAGAAACAATTTTGTGTGACACTCTTTCTAAGTTAATAGATGGAGTGTCTGGATGACCAAGTTCACCAAGTGCTCGATTGGTCTTAATATATTCTTCGTTATAGCGTTCAACTTCATTTCTTAAAGTACGCATTTCGTACATACGATTATTTTTGTTAATCTTATCACCGACTAAGAATGTGCCTTCAATGTACAAATTCTTTTTACCGTTTTCTGTAGCTTCGGTAAGATATTTTACATTCTCTACGGTTTCTCTAATTAGTTTCATATTACATTCCTGTTAGTGCAGTTGCATATGTTGCTGATTTGGTAACTTCCATAACAATTGAACCACCAGTATTAATAGTGATTACAATGTTTGATGTGTTATTATTTGCTACTGAATGATTCAACTCATCAAGCATCATTGTTCCTGAATTATGTAACATCAACACTGGAACAGAGTTTCTAATAATTTGAATATTACCATTTGTTGACCAAGTCAATCTTCTGATGTTTGCAGAAGAAACAGTTTCGTTAGCATCAACTGCTAAGTTTGCTAAAAATACTGTTGTAGTTCCAACATCAGCAACTCTAATAATAGAAGCGGATCTTTGTGTGTTAGTTATTTCGAATGGCATATTATTTTAGTCCTAATGACGAGCGTCTTCTCATTGACATTTTTCTTTTCAATAGAGTTCGGCGCAATTTAGCTTTTCTAGTTGTTTTCCATGACCGTTTCAACAAACGAGCCTTTTTTAATCTTACTGTTGCAGGTATTCTCTTTACAGTATTACCTGAAATTCTATATCCTTTAATGCCAGACTTTCGTACATTCTTCTGTACAACAATTCTGCCTTTGGCATTTCTTCTAACTCTTCGGCGAATCTTATTGATTCTGCCCATCTTGATGATGTTGGCATTACCTGCCTCATCAAGTTCTTCTACTTCTTCCAACATGTCTTCTGCGACATATCGTTTAGCTTCTTGCAATCTCTTGGAGACAATTTCACTCAAACGAGACCTAAGAATATCTTTTGCCTCATCCAATTTGTTTGATAAAATTAAATCAACAAATCTCACTTCATTTGCTTCCAAGAAAAGTCTGCCGCTTTTTTCAAATGATGTGATGACCTTGCAACCATATCAGAAAACTTTTTCTTGTTCTCATCATTCAAATTTTTATGTACTGTCAAAATGGCATGTGCAGTTTGTACATCTACTTTACTTGCCGTACCATCTTTATGACTTACAGTACCATGACTGTGACTATCTTTAATCTTTTGCAATTGACCGATTGCATCAACTGCTTCATCTAATTCTGTTTCTTCTGCCTGAATAGCTGCATCAACACCTGGACCATATGGTACCGAGAAGTATTTATCTAATTGTTTATTATGATATAATGCAACTTTAGTTCCATCAGGATAAATTCTAATTGCTTTTCTTTTCAACAATAGTATGTATGGTGTATCTTTGGTATCACCAGACTCATTTAAACTTTCTGCTTCAATTGCATCAACATCTTCTTTAACAGCTCTTCTTGCTTGTGTGAAGATTTGTTTGTTATTAGAAATTAAATCTACCATTTTGTTGAACATGTTTTGAAGAATCATTCTATCTGCATTATTAAATACAGGTCTTTCTTCTTGCATCTTGTCCAAGATTTTGTGGATTCTTTGTATCTGTGCCTTATTGGCAAGACCGGCACGAACCAACATGTCAAACTTTGAATAGTCTGACTTCTCTTCTTCAACGATAGTTTTAAAATCTAATAGAGATTTCATTAAGCAGTTTCTTCTGTGTCCTGAACTTCTACTGTTTCTTCTTTACCAGTAAAAATTGATTTTGCCAATTCTACTTTCTTAGCATCTAATGATTCAAATGCTCTTGCAGATAGTAAATTGTTTAATGTCTCTTTTGCTTCCGCAGCATTACCAGCACTCAACTGGTCAATAAATTGTGATGTTTCCATAATAATCTCCTTTTATCGCTTATTTAGTCCAGATGAATACTTCTCTACTTGTTTATCTAACATCGGTGTTAACGACTCCGTGGAGCCTGCTTCCTGAGTGTTGTCTTCGGCAGGGTATTGTTCTGGTGTTGCTTCAGGTTCTTGTTGTCCTTGTCCTTGGGCATCGGGCGGGACAGTAGGACCGCCAATTCCTTTGTCTTCTTCATCTTTAATTTCCTTATCCATTTGTTCAATTTCTTCATCAGTAAATTGAAGGATATTTTGTTTGACCCAATTCAACGAGTAGTATCTGCCAATGTATGGGTCAACTAATTGCAGAACTCCCATTCTTTCTTTTAACAATTCTGCTTCACGCATTTCGGTGAAGTTATTGTCTTTCTTAAATTCGTAATAGATATCTTCTTTGAAATCATCCCATTCTTCAACAGAACAAATGCCTTTTAAAGATAACTGTGTTCTTAATGCATAGTCAAATATCTGTGAAAACTTATTACGAAGTCTTTGTACAAATTTAGCAAACTTAACTTCATCTCTGGTAACTTCAGTTGTTCTACCAAGACCAATCATACCACCTT